AGCTGATCTCCTGGTCGATATTCCAATCTCCTGTAAGATTGCAAGTTCTGACCCTTTGATATTGGTAAGATCGATCGAATCTTCCCCTTTGACATCGACATCAATGTAGGCAAGTTTAGTGATATACGGTCCAAGTTCTATGCTGTGATCCATGTTGGTTGTTTCTTTTATTTATCACTTGGTTGAATGATAGAGACGTGCTGCCTTCTCCAGGTCTCCACCTGAAACCAGGATCGCTCCCAGCTCGATATCAAAGTTCTCCTTAAAGAATTTAAGATTACCGGGAGACTCTTTTACCAAGGGAATACAGCCTTCTAAGGACTTCATTCGCTCGGGAATGGCCAGACGTTTCAATTGTTTTCTTACTCGGTCGTAGGCCCCCATCCTGAGAAGCCCTTGGATTTCACGTGTGCTCATTATTTCCTAGAGATTAGTTCGTTATCAATATCTCGCATATAATCCCATGCCCAAGCCCGAGTGACCACGTCAATTGATCTGGACTGGGTCATCTTCTTAAATGCCCGCTTCTGTAATTGCAGGTATTCGTTGCTCCAATCCATCAAGGGACTGAGGTCCCTGGCTACCTGTGCCAGTCCTTCTACTTTTTCTCTATCCATTTTTTCTTGTTTTTAATTATAGGTAAATATACCGAAAATATCTGATACTTGAAAATCCAGGATCATAAAAATCCCAGATCTGAAAAGCTGCTGTACCCATCTTCAGTCAATATGATGTGATCGAACATCTGAATATCAAACAGGGCAAGTCCTTTCTTGATTCGCTCGGTTATTGCATGGTCCTGAGTAGAAGGAGTTGTGTTTCCTGAGGGATGATTATGGGCCATGATCACCGCCTTTGCCAGGGAATCAATCGCGTACTTGGCCACCAGTATTGGATCAACCACTGTGCCTGTGATTCCACCCTGTGAGATCTTCACGTATCCAATTGTGGAATTGCTCTGATCCATCAGCAAGAGAAAGAAGGACTCAAAGATTCCAATATCATCAGAATAGAACTGACGTATGAAGGTCTGTGCCTCGTCTGAACTGTGGATCTTTACCCGTTTAAAATCGGTGTCCAACTTTTTTAGCTCGTATTTTTTAATTGTATCTGTCATAGGTAATTATACAAATAGGATTTGACATAGGAAAATCCGGGCTACTGCCCGGATAAAGATTTTAAAAGACTCATCTCAGCCTGGCTCAGACTCTCGATGCCGGAATCCTTGATCTTGTCCAGCAATTCGTCTAGCGACAGGCTCACTTCCTCCTTCTGATCCTCCACGAATTGGTCGATACATTGCAACATGCTACCTAAGCCTGGGATCGAATTGAGAGATGCAGCAACACCTGCGTCTTCCCAGTTGAATACCACTACTGGCATCAGATCATCATTAGCATCTGCTACTCGATCAAATAGATTCTTGATCTCAATGGGTGTAAGTGAAGTATAGACCACTGATGCTACTCCAAATCCAAACCCACAACCCATTGCCAGCATTGATCCTCCAGTGATCTCTTGTATCACGTCAATATCAGACTTAACAGGTTCGTCTTTTCCAAATCTTAAAATTACAACTGCTTTTTTCATGTTCTTGTTTTTTAAAGGTTATAGAGTAAATATAGGCATTTATCCCCATCCGGTAAAATTTTAGAGAAAATATTTCGAAATCTGTCGAGAGCGAGCTGCGATAGGACAGTTAGCCATCTGAGCTCGCTCGAGGTAGGGACCTAAAAAAAAGGAACCTGAGTTCCTTTTCATCTTAATTAAATTTATTCAGGTCGATGATATCCACAGGTACAAACCAAGTCCAGTTCTGGATAGAGAACATGATTCATCTCGTGTTGGGCAATCGCTCCTGCTTCGATCTTCTTGAACCTCTCGTCCAGTTCCAAAATGCTAGTGAGTCTTTTTCTGGATTTTCCCTCTTTCAAGAGGTGATCCCTTTTTGACTTTAATCGATCGTATTCCAATCTTTGATTCTCAGTTAGAAGGGAGATTCTCTGTTTCTGATTCATACTTCCATATTATAAGTAAATATACTGATTCTATTTGACACCTGAAAATCAAATGACTCCTATTTCCATTAGGGTCAAGTAAGCCTCAATGATTTCCTTCTCTTCTGGACTCGCGGTCTTCTTACGTTTACGTAATTCGCCTGCCCTCTTCAATTGAACTAACAAGTCAATCGGGCAATTAGGGTTCTCGGCGACCTTTTGGCGTACCTCCGAGTCCGGGTCCTTCGAGAGTCGGTCTAAGATCTCAGCCGGGCAATTAGGATTCTCGGCGACCCCTTGGCGTAAATATCTACTGACCGTTCCGTAGGGACGGTTGTGCCAATCACTCTCGTCCCTCGAGAGTCGATCTAACAAGTCAACTGGACAATTAGGATTCTTGGCGACCCTTTGGCGCACGCCACATTCCAGGTCCTCCGAGAATCGAACTAACAGGTCAACTGGGCAATTAGGATTCGTGGCGACCCATTCGCGTACCCACCGGTCATCATCCTTCGAGAGTCGATCTAACAAGTCAATGGGGCAGTTAGGATGCGCGACGGCCCATTTGCGTACACAATTGTCCTCGTCCTTCGAGAGTCGAACTAAGACTTCAACTGGAGTATTAAGATTCCCGGCGACCTTTTCACGTACCGGAAACATTCCGTCCCCGCTCAATCGGATTAGGATCTCAACTGGACAATTAGGATTCCCGGCGACCTCTCGGCGCACGCCACATTCCCGGTCCTCCGAGAGTCGAACTAACAGGTCAACTGGGCAATTAGGATTCATGGCGACCCCGCAGCGTATAGTCAATTTCTCATCCTTCGAGAGTCGATCTAACAAGTCAATCGGACAATTAGGATCTCCAGTAGCCGACTTACGATCTAAATGTGATAAAAGAAATTTTTCAAGTTTAGTCATCTCTTCTGTTTTAATTATAGGTAAATATAGGCATTTATCCCCATCCGGTAAAATTTTAGAGAAAATATTTTAAACCTTAGCAAGAGCGAGACCGGATCTTCTGAATTCCAAGAGACTAAAAAAGCCCGCTCTGAGGCGGGCCTTCTTATAACTTAAAACAAGAAATGAATCTCGTGATTCTGTCAGGATTCGAACCTGAGGCCTACTGCTTAGAAGGCAGTTGCTCTATCCAGCTGAGCTACAGAACCTCTCTCTATTATACTCAATTCTCCGATTGGGTTCTTCCCGGTGCCTGCTGAAATAGCTTCCTGGTCCAACGGGCACAGTGACACTACGGAGTCATTCAGGCCAGCAGGACTCGGCTAAGGATTCGATGTCATCTAATGCACAAGACACGCCGCACTCAATCGCCTTCATGAAAACAGTTCGGGTCTCTTCATCCGTTAAACCGTATTCTCTACACTCTTCAACAAATTCTTGAGGAATCGTAACCTCCATTTTCAATTCTGTTAGTTTCATTTTTTTAGTTTTTAATTATAAGTAAATATACTGATTCTATTTGATACCTGAAAATTCAGAAGGATTAAAATGTGCCGCTGCGAGTCATTGCGAATACTAGCTCAAGACCCCATGGCAGCTTATAGACTCTGAATCCACCGGTTCCCATTGACACCACATCTTGCGGATCCATCTCTGCCTCTACTAGGAGACGCAGTGCCGTTCTCCTTAGGTCCTCCGTCGTGGGCACCTCGTCGAACCACTTCCAACCTACTGACTGCATGTGCTGATGCACCTTCTCAAAATCAAACCGGTCCATGATGTTTGTAATAGCTTCTCCTTTTTCTCTAGTCATCTCTTCTGTTTTAATTATACAACCTGTCCGCATTTGCAGCATTTCACTAATTGAATTCCGGATACATGTCTCACTGCCACATAGGTCTGAGCATGGTCACACTGGGGCTGGGTTACTGGCTTTTCCATCTTAATCAAAGGTAAAGTATTCGTTATCAACTTCAACCTCAATCTCCTTTTCAGAGAACATGTATTCACATTCACTATCACTGTGGTCCATTTCATTCATGAACTCTTGTACGATCAGGTCCATATCGTCCTCCTCAATCTTCTTTGAGATTCGCTCCTGGTCCTCCTTTGATACCTGATAGATATGTATCGTTACAGTGTTGTAATTCATTACTGCCAGGTGGATTGGTCCTTTTAATGTCTTTGCCATTTCTTTTTGTTTTAAAGGTTATAAGTAAATATACAAATAATACTTGACCCTCGAAAATTTCAGATCAATTTATTTAGATTATACTTAGAGCGAGGCAGGATTAAAATTGGTAGACTATGAGGCAGTTGAGCTCGCTCCTACTACGGAGTAATAAAAAACCCTCCAGTTGGAGGGTCTGTTTAAGGAATACAGGTTCCTATTCAAGGTAGGATCCAACCACAAACCAAATCTCGTAGCCATTGGCAATCTTGTCCTGTCTCCCGCCCTTGCTCCAGAACCAGTCATGAGTAAACTCTCCTCCGATCTTCGTCACCTTCTCAATAATAGGCTTGTCTCCTACCTGACCTATCACAACATCAATTGGTTCCTTGAACTCAAGAATAGCCTGATTATCCCATTTAGACTCTCGAATAATCTTTACTCCATCGTATTCAATCTCCAACTTGTCCTTTTTTCTGGTGAGTCGGTTTATGAAGTGACTTGCTCCTTCGTCGTCCAATCCATTCGCATCTCTCATGTAGGAAGCAACGGTTGGATATGTGCCGTCATCCGTGTCCTGACTGACTTCGAATAGGATGCAGTTATTACCGAAGTCCGTCTTAATTCCTTTTAGTGGGCCGTCTCCATCGAGCAGGCTCCAGATGCTGCTTACTGTTTTCATACTTAAAATAATTTAATTTTTAATACTTGTCGAACACTCGTGAAGTCAGCTCCAGTAACCTCATTGTTACACTCGGGAACCAATCTTTCTAGCTCATCATACGTTTTAACCTTTGCCGCTTTGGCTAGCTTTAATAGTTCTTTGAATCCCTTTGTCATATGCTTCTTGTTTTTAAGTTATAAGTAAATATACCGATTTTATTCTACACCTGAAAATCCTAGCGTAAACTTCTGATAAATTCTCGATCAACCTTGAACCGACCGATCTCTGCAATCTGCACGCCATTGAATCCCATAGAACGTAGGGCTCGCTCAAATGGTAACCATACATTTTCTACTTTCCAATTACCGCCGCCGACTCCTCCGTGATAATCTATCGTACCCCATACGGCAGCAACTGCCTTGGCTCTACGTACTAATTTAACGGGGTCTTTGATGAGCTTAGACTGCTTCTCTGCATTATGAGTGAAGGGTGCACCACTTCCATAGAAACGTGCCTTACCAAATGTAGTGTCCCAGTCAAAATTGATCACTCTTTCATAATCTTTTCTTTGAGGATCGATTAATGTTACGTTTAAATTCATCATGTTGTTTTAAGTTATAAGTAAATATAGGCATTTTATTTGGAATACGAAAATCCTGTAGTAATTTATCTTGGAGCGAACACCCAGGTCTAGCATGCCGTGTCAAGCTCGCTCCGCTACGGAGTAAAAAGAAAGGGTCTGATTTCTCAGACCCCTACCTATAACTTAAAACAATATCTTAGTCTTCCTCATCGTCCTCATCATCTGGGAATCCACTTAGTGATACGTCCCAATCACCATAACTGTCTCTAAATGCTATCCATCCATGAATCCCAGGTCCAACTTCTCCGATCCAGTCCTGAATTCCCATGCGATCGTCGGAGTCTACTGACTCGTTCCACTTTGCGAGGTCGGCTCTTACTAGGCTCCACCATTCCTGTTTACTCTTTGCTACTGGCATAATCTTTTTGTTTTTAAGTTAAATAATTTCTCCTAAGTAGAGTATTCCAAAAATCAATAGGGTCCCAATCAGGAAGAAGATCAAGATCTCTTTTTTCTGTTCCATCTTCCTCAGTCAATAAATTTCACCTGCCATTATCACTACCACCATTTTGGCAATCTCCTGCAGATCCTCTCCTTCATGTCCATAGGTTCCAACCGTAGCGATGGCATCATCCAGGTCGATTAACGGAATAAGCTCCATTAAATTTTCTTCAATAATATCATCTACGATATTGTTTGCCTCAGTCTCTCTTTCTTTTTCAGTCATGTTTTTAAGTTTTAAATTATAAGTAAATATACAAAAAAGATTTGATCTACGAAAATTCTGCAGAAATTTATGATAGAGCGAGACGGGAAAACGGTTGTTAGCAAATGAAACTATTGGACTCGCTCCTAATTCAGAGTAATAAAAAACCCTCCGATTGGAGGGTTCACATAAGATTTAAGAAGATCAGTCTTCGTAGACGTATCGTTCTTTGATGATTCTGACGAATTCTAAGAAGTGATCTTTAGTCGCCCTAGAGTAGTGCATCGGCTCTAAGAAATAGCTCGCATCAAAAGAGAACTCAATTGTTCCATCCTCATAAGCTACTAGAACTAGATCTTGATTCAATTCAGGAATGAGACTAGAGTCCATGATGAACTCTACAAAGTTACCAAACTCTTCGTGCTCCATTGCTCCGATCTCGATGCCACTCTCTCCTCTAGTTAAAAGAGTTTCTGTTACTTTTTCGAAGTGGCTCTTAGCAGCTTCGATGTTCAAATTGGTTGTTTTCATAATGATTATGTTTTTAAGTTATAAGTAAATATACAAATAATATGCGACACTAGAAAATTTTCAGAATCTTTTTTTCAACATTTCCCGGAGCGACCCTGCAAGGAGAGTATCCCGAGAGAGCTCGCTCCTCGGTGGGCACGGTGACACTACGGAGTCAAACAAGAAAGGGTCTGATTTCTCAGACCCTGACCTATAACTTAAAACAAAGGGTTAAATAAATATCTCGCTGTCAGTGCTAACACTTCTCCAATCTAATTTCTCAAAATCAAAGAAACAGATCTGTTTATCTGAGGAGGTCTTTACCCCTTTGGGATGGGCCCCGGTTGGAATGTTCTCCAATCGAGTGGTGCCAATTGCGTCTCTTAAGGTTCCATCCTTTTTCCTAAAACGGAACACGACTACTCCCTCTCTTAGTCGGGATCTTAGGATTGCTGGGTCTACTGGTTCTAATGTCATAGTTCTTCGTGTTAATCTAATTCTTGTTCTCTCAATTCATCAATAACCACTCTTAGTCCATAGAGAGCGTTGTCGGTCTCGTCATCAGTAAATATTGAAGATTCAGCAAGGTCCATCAGTTCTCCATTTAGTTTTTCAATCCGGTCCAAGACTGAATCCCATTTTTCTTGTTTTGTCATATTGGTTGTTTAAATGTTATAAGTAAATATACGAAAAAGATTTGATCTACGAAAATCCTACATAAAATATTTTCGCAATTTCTTTTAGAGCGAGCTGAGATAGACTCCTAAAAAAGGGCCTCGGTTAGGAGGCCCTACTACGGAGTGGTTTGGATTATAAGTATTCCTGTATAAATTCTCGTTTTTCTGCTAGGGTTTTAAGTGCAGCATCCCGGATCTGTCCTACTCTCTGTGGAGTCAATCCAAATCTTTTTCCTGCATCCTCAGGGTGCATTGGTTCCCCTCCACCTATTGCAAATAATAATTTAAGAATCTCTGCATCTCGTGAGCTTAGGGTGCCTAGCAATCTTTCAACATCTTGGGTAAGAGAAGTCCTCATCGCGAGGTGATCTGCTTCAGGAGCATCGCTCGAGATCGTCTCTGCCAAGGTGAATCCATCCCCTTCTTCTCCACGTTCCTGGTTGAGTGAAGTGTGTGAGTTCTTAATCCCGTTATCGATTGTTCCCAAGATTGCCTGACGAATCCACCAGTTAGCATATGTAATAAATCTGAATCCGCGATCTGGATCGAATCTTTTCGCCGCTTCGATCAATCCCAGATTTCCTTCGCTGATGAGGTCGCTCAGTGGTGTACCTTTACTCTGATATTTCTTAGCGACGGAGATTACAAATCTTAGATTGGAGGTGATCAATCGCTCAGTTGCCTTAGGGTCACCCTGACGAACCCGTTTCGCTAATTCAATTTCCTCATCAGCAGTCAACATTTCGAATCCTCTGATGTCACGGAAATAAAGGTCAATCGCAGCACTGTCGCGATCAGTCACAGTTTTTTGGTTTTTCATAATCAATTGTTTTAAGTTATAAGTAAATATAGGCATAATTTCCGACATGCGAAAATATTTAGGAAATATTTTTCAACATTTCTCAGAGCGACCCCGCATGGCGAGCATGCCGATGTAGACCCGTTCTCGGCGGGCACGGGCGGACTACGGAGTAGAGCGAGCCCAGAAGTCTCAATTGCCAGACTATTGTAGTTGAGACTCGCTCCTGCTGCAGGGTATAAAAAAACCCTCCGGTTGGGAGGGTCTCTAATAATACGGGATTATTATTTAACCGGGTAGGGCTGGTCCTCATTGGTTAAAACCCAGTGCAGGACTGCGTCTGTCACGTCATTGTAGATCTGCATCTCAGCATCCCCGAATCCGCAGTGACCCTCCAACATGAAATCTCGAAGGAGACCGACTGGGGCCTCAGGTACATGCAGTTCGATTAAATCAAGAAAACCTTCGTAGAATTCAGTAATCTCTGGCTCCCCTTCTGAGTTACCACTGCCATCACACCAGCTGCAGT